ATGGCAAGAAATCCTAAAGATGAATTTACAGGGATGAGGGAACTGACTTCTTTTGATACGGCTCACAGTGCCTTTGGTGAGTTCATTATTATGCGATCGTCATTCACCGATACCCTCACCGGCTTCAGGCAGATTGAGCCGGAGCATTACCCAGACCAGCAAGTCATGATTCGTTTGGAAGCCGCTAAAAAACTAATTAGAGAACTACAGAAGCGCGTGGACTACATCGAGTCTGGCATTGAAGATACTAACACTAAAACTCGCTATCATAGTTGAGAGGGATTTATGAAAGTTGAACTGGTTTACGATAAGCGAAATGTGAAAGAGATACCGGGTGCCAATGATCTGATCCTGGCTGAACTAACTAAGCGAGTTCATCGCGTCTTCCCTAAAGCTGAGGTCAAGGTTAAGCCTATGCAAGCGAACGGCATCAACACGGACGCCAGTAAAGGTGATAAGGCTATTCTCAATCGACTGGTTGAAGAAATGTTTGATGAGGCTGATCAGTGGCTGGTTATCGATATTTAATTTGAGGGGGATTTATGCTGCGTGTCGAAGTGACGATAGATAAATTAAACATTAAGAAATTCCCTGTTGGATACTCTGACGCTCTTACGGAAGAATTAAGTAAGCGACTTGGCAGGAAGTTTGGCGAGGTCGATGTGAAAGTGAGGTTTGCTGGCGCGGATGGGTTAACAGTGCTGGGCGGGGCTAACGAGGATAAGAAAGCGGTCGAGGAGATTTTGCAGGATACATGGGAAAGCGCTGATGATTGGTTTCAGCCGTAACCCCTCAATCAGGCCGGTTACCTACCGGCCACTCCCTAATAAATTCCCAGCATTTGTGTCTGTAATCAGCCTTTCTGCGGCAACCTCAAAATATCAATAGCCAGCTCTACCGCTAAATCAACATCCTTTCCTTGATACAGTAGTCTTATCATTTCCGCTATCGATTCCCTAGATACCTCAGCTTCGTCCGCTAGTAGGTCTATCACAGCAAGTCCGATCACTTGTGCTATGTGTTGGTGCGCCTGTTCGAAAAATCCTTTCTCATTACCCATGTTATTCACATCCCATTTCTTTAGCCAGCGTGCCTTTCTGTGACTTGATATTTTTTGCTAATTCGACGGGCAATGCTGACCAGATGTTCAGATTTGTTTTTTCTTCGATTGCATCTACTGTAACTTGATAATCACAGAATTTAGCCGACCTAGCGATATCCTGATTCATGAGAAAGGCAGCATATTGTCCGGATACAGGACTTGTTCCAATAAAGATTATCTTCCAATAACCGCTTGGGATTTGAACCGCTGGTGCAGCGGGCAGTGTCGCTATATCACGCTCAAAAAGTGGGCCTGTAACTGTATAAACTGCGCTCACTTCTGACCGATTTGCCAATGCACGCTCTTTATCTTCAAGCCTCGCCCACGCACCTTGATTCAGTGCCGACTTTTGCGGGGTGATGTTCGACAAGTAATTAAGCGCTCTCCAGTCACTATGTCCGGCAAGTGAGCTTAACGGTGCCTGGTGACCGCGATCGACGGCTAATTGCCCACTTGCTTGGCTATACGCTGATGGGGCAAGAGTGTCTGATGCTTGTAAATCGGGGTCTCGCGCCCAGTTTCGCGCACGTCCGCTACCTTGGCTATCTTTTGTAACTTTGTATGCAACCCAATTTGCGAATTTTGTATCTCGGTTATTGTTCAAGGTATATACATTACGGGTCAGTGTTTGGTCACCACCACCGGCTGGACAGCCAACCAGGCAGTTATCAATCGTTGCAACACTCTGTTCTGTAGTTGCACTCACTGATAATCCGTCTCTTGGCGCAGGCGCTTGCGGTGGATGTATCACACACGACGTGAGTAAGAAAACAGGAAGAAGTTTAAAAAACTTAAGTTTCATTATTTATACAATTCCATTGTTTAATTAATATCTAAAATAGCGAATAAACAACTAGATACTAAACGGAACCACACTACAGTTTGTCCCAAAATGGATATGCCGGGCAGTTAAGCCCGGCTTTGATTGTTACTCCGGCGTTACTGGCCAGTTGATGTCTGGCGCACTCACATCAATATCATCAAGCGCTATACGATATGACTTCCACAGTTTCAGCTCTGCTGCTTTATCTTCCCCCGCCTCAATCCTATCTTTTAGAATCTCTATTCTATCGCTTGCATCACTTATCAGCTTTGATTTTTTGAGTTTCGCTTGAGTAACAAATTCCGCTTTTTGAGCTGAAATATCTATAGTTGAAGGCCCGCTAGTTTCTGCCCACACGCCACCAGTCCATTCCCCTGTATCCGGGTCTATATCCGCGTTTTGATATTGCGCTTTGTAATAGCCATCCCCAACTAAATCAGCTGTCCAATTCTTTGGCAAATATCCATCGATATAATCTTCAATATAGAACCCGTCGCTATCCAGTTTATTTAACTTTTTCATAATGCCCTCTTCAAATAACCCAAGATGATTTTATTCCGATGTCACCATTCCCAGTTATTCCGTAAATTCTTAACGCCCCATCCTTCCACAATGCAATTCTCGATTGCGCTGTAATGCCACCGAGCGTGCTACCTGAAATTGGCGCGACACTCACTTGATCCTCTGATGGTCTATATCCAGCGGGTAGATTTGCAATAACTGAGGTATCCCCCCATGCACCGGCTGTGATAACTCCTTCAACATATACGACTCCATTTATTTTTCGATAGATTGCATTGTGATAACCCTGAAGTGGTAACCAGCCATTCAGAAGAGTTAGAGGGATCCATGGCGTATTTGCTATCCTACTAGCAGTGAACGCGTCTGCTTCTAAAGTCGTAGTGCGCGATGCAAGTTGTGTTATCTGCGTTGCTAATTCGAGCGCGTTAATTTGCCCTTCATTGAGTGCCGATCCTGCTAGCTTGATGATATAACAGCCCGTAGCAGTGATGGGGCGGTTTTCGTTCGCAGTCGGCACTACTCGTGAAGCATTAAAGTCAACAAATTCTGAACCTAATGCGGGCTCTCCTAGATTTGATGGCGTCCCGCGCCCGTCAACACCGCCTCCAGATGCGGCAAACGCCCCGCTTTTGGTAGTAACTACAAGGCCATAGGCAACATTAAGCCTACCGCCAATACCCCCAAGGTCGCCTGTGATGTTTCGAATTGCGTCTCCTTGAATTCTGCCCATTTCGCCGAGAGAATTCTTACCATCCCCGCCCAAAAACGCTCTCCCTAGACTATCTTCGGACTTACCATTAAGGTCCGGAATTCTGAATGTTGTACTTCCGTCACCAATTGAAAAACTAGTTCGCCAGTCTTTATAAAATACCCACGAGTCATCAGCAACAACCGGATATTTCCCGCTTAATATTTCAGCTAATGCAAATGGAAATAGATTGCGTGGTAGTAATTGTCCATCGGCGGGCGCCCATCCTTGAGGGATATAACTTCGGCTCATGTGCCATTTAACACTTAGTAGAAACTCGCCTCCGGTTCTTTCAAACTGTTGAAATGTAACTGGCTCTAACGGCTCTGTTGCATCACGAGACATTAATATCGGGCCAGTGAATTCACCGCCAGCAATATCCATTTTTTTTGCGAGTTCAGTTGTAAGTTGATCTGTGCTCGCTTTTTCATTAATCAGAGACTCAAGCGCAGACATATCAATGCTATCTGCTGATGCTTTTGCTTGTGCCGCAAATTCTTCAGCTTCATCTCGAAATCCATTAGCCTCTGCTTTATCGTCAGCCGCTGCCGCGGCTGAAGTACCCGCTAATTCTGCTGCAGATAATGCTGAGTTCGCACTAAATACAGCTGCATCTTTGCTAATGCCGCTCTCTGTCGCGGCTTGCGATGCACTGTCAGAGCTGTTTGCGGCAAGCGTGGCGCTGTCTCTTGCCTCTGTTGCTAGCTGCTCTATTTCTGTGTGATGCTTAGCAACAAGCAGGGCGAGAGAATCAACATCCGATTTAGCCGTTTCTGCTCTATCTCGTGCAGCCTCAGCTCTGTCTGCGTCATCTTTTACTGCCGCTGTAATGAGATCGGTCGCTTCCTGAGCTGCATTCATTGCAGCGTCTGTCGCAATACCTGCCTGCCGTATTGCTTCATCTTTTGACTCGCTGGCTTCTAACGCAGCCTGCAGTGCTTCTGCACGTAATTGTTCGAGCTGGCGAATAATTTCAGGCGTACCGTCTTCTTCTCGTAAGGCTGTTAGAAAGTTATTTAGTGTCCCAGCCAGCGAATCGCTGTAAACAGTAATAGTTCCGACGTTGCGCGTATTGATGCCATCAACCCACAGTAGCACGTCATATTGTCCGGGTTCGACGTTGAGCGAGTAAGAGCCATCTGCGCCAGTTATTGAATTTGATTCAAGAGTCGTTATCACAGTTAAAGAGGTTTTAACCGCACGTAATGTGATGCCAATATGCGCAGCCGGTTCACCGGTTGGCCCCGGAAGAACACCAGAAATTTTAATGCTCATGAGAGTCCTTAGTTAGAAATAATCGTTGGCATCAATGACGGGGAGGGGGAGTGTTGTAATTGCGAAGTCGATCCAGTAGTCAGTTGCAATATAGTTCGTATTTAATCGCCCAAGAAATGCAGTGACAGCATTGCCGCTCATTCGCATACCCGCGAAATAATTCATAACATTTGTACTGCTTCTCAGTTCATGCACTCCCAGCCTGCAAAGCGGGACCATCATTCGCCCGACGTCTGCGGGAGCCGCGCTATAGTAGCCGGGCACATATTGAATGCCCACCGTCCCGCGCAATAACAGCGGGGCGCTATCAGATGAAAATGTGCATTGTCCAGCCCGATTCCAGATAGCGAGACCGTAACGTGGTGGAATTTGTGGCGCGCCATTGGAAAAAATGCAGATATACGCAGTGATATTGATGTCTACTTGATTGACGCCGATAGTCCCACCCCTGCGCCACCCTGATATTGTTTTTGTTGTTTCATCAAAATCAAGCGTAATATCACCGCTGTCCCAGTGTGCAAATACTGTGCAACTTTCACGGAAGGGTACGTCGCCTGGCACCTGCCAATTCGGCGCAACTTGCACGATGCCGCGATAGACGCAGGCTCCACTGATCGATGCATCATTAATTTCTGCATAATTCGTTGCATCATATAAAGCCAGTCCGTAGTTGCCGCCTACAGATGATGCGCTCATTACCTGCATGCAGCGGAATTTTACCGGACGCCTTCCTTTGTCGTAATATGGATTAAAGTTTCTTAATTGAGTGTGAACAATGCTGCCATTTATCGATATTGATCGTGCTGCAAGAGTGCTCGCAACCGCCGAACCGGGCGACTGATAAACAATTGCAGTGCTAATGGGGAGCACAAACATTTGTGCTCCGGGAGTGACATTGGGCACTTGAACAACGGAAGATCCGTCATCATTGAGAAATGACGGAGTGAACTCACCCAAATAACTTGCGGCCCGCGCTCCACTTGTTATGTTTATTGCGGAGCCACCATCGTTGGGGCGTATTTGTAAGCCATAAAAACCCATATCATTATCCCTCGATCCACCCCAGCGCAAGCGCTCTATCGCCCGGTCCGCGATAAACAGTGATTGTCTGATTTGTTATTTTCATTCCGATAGAATCCGGCGTGGCCTGCATAATAATATTTCCATTTCCGTCCACTTTAAACAAATTCGCAATATTAATACTGCCGCCGTTTATCGTATTAGCATTCATTGTTGTGCCCGTGATTGTCGAGCCATAAATATTTGTGCCGTTTATTTGACCTCCGTTAATTGTTGAACCTTCAATTAGTGTACCAACAAGATGTTGCACATTAATATATTTCGATATTATCGCCCCGAACTCTGCATTATCGGCCATTAGATGGTTTATATATATCGTGCCATCTTTAACAACAAAGGGATTTATATTGGTATTAGCACTGCGATTAACGACAGCAAATATGTCAGCATCAACAATGCATTTAATTCTCTCTTTGCCGTCATCATCAACTTCAATCGTTAGACCGATGCCACCTGCAATATGTTCATTGCCGACTTTTGCAGTCCACATATCAATAGTTTCTTCCAGCGGCTTACGCAGTTCATCACGCAACTGCTCAGCACCGATCTCGCCGTCCAATAGCTCGATAATTGAACTCGGATCATGTGTAGTTTTAGTTTCAACTTTAAAGAATGCCGATTTACCGTAACTATTTATTCCCCGCACCCAATAAAAATAAGTGGTGTTCTGCATCAGTCCTGAGTGAGACATGCTGACACCGGTACCGACAAACTTAGCCCGCGTCGTCACCTCATCAATCGGAATATCTTCTGTGTAGTACCAGAACTCGCACAATGTGCCGATTGTGGTAATGCCATTAAATCGTGGGATTAATATCAGTGACCAGTTCCCGGTTGTCACATCAACACCAACCGGTACCGGTGGCGGTTCGATAACAAATGAGATACCCGCTGGCGCTGACTGAACACCTATGACACTCACCGCCCGAACCTGCGCCATATAGGGACCACTTGGTAATCCGCTCAGTTGCAAACTGCTGCCGGGCACCTGCGCGGTAAATACCACCGTTCCGTCTGAGTGATAAATTGTGATGTTGTTATAAGAAATACTGCCGATATTGGTCCATGCCAGTACGCCCTGCACAATATCGCCTACAGTTTCATTCAGCAGCTGCAGGCCAACGGGTGATGCCGGGCCATTCTGCGGTAGTTGCGTGAACGGCGGGCGGGTGAACGGTTCGCCAATTGCATCATCGTAAAACTCGGCTGACTCCTCTTGGAGAGTAATTTCTGCCCCACCGTCCATACTAAATTTCCAGCCAGTGATCCGGTTCTCTGACTTGAAAACGCCAATGCTCTCCATATCAAGCTCAATGACGCGGCCGGGCCGGTATGCGTAGCCACTTAGATTGGTCTTTGCGACAATGACGCGCCCGGCGCGCTTGCGGCGTAACAGAATATTGGCCACGCGCTGTGCTTGATAGGGTGTATCGACAAAGCGTAAATCAATATCCTCTTTGATTTCTAACCCGTCCTCGACAATCCATTCATCTACCCTGATCGGGGGGAAGTCGGTTTTCGTTGACTGTTGCTCACGATCAACGAAGGTGCCATAGATCGCATTAGTTGCATCACGTAACGATGTTTCAGTTGTGATCTGCACAGAATCAGCCATCTGATGTTCGTTGAGCGTCATTAATGCAGGGCCGTAGTAAGCGCCGACAAGAATTCCGTGTTGACCGGCGATGTAAGTCGGTTCGCCAGCACAGCAAATGTGCATAGCGTCGAGCATTGCTGCTGGAGTTTCTGACAGATCAAAGCTACCGTTCATTGTGTAGCGCGGCTCGTAGTCTCCCTCCGGAGTCACAACCATCTCAGAACAGATGTTGGCGGCCTGCTTGAATTGCTCCCAGTTGATTTCCGCGTCAGGCACTTTCAGCACGGAGCGGTAATAATCAAGCACGCCCAGCGCAAGGTTATTACTCCATTCTGTCACGCCTGTGCGCGGGTCATACAAGCGCTTACCCCACACCTCCGCTTTGACATTCGGTAAACCATACGGGAATTTTTCAGCGTTAAACTTAAGGGAGACTCGTAGCCAGGACAACCCCTCCCCGATCATGTCCTCTTTCCATGAGGGGCAATTTTCAAGCATAAACGGGTCACACGTTGTTCGGGCGTTATGAAGTTCCCACGTCGCAAAATCTTCAAACGTAGTTATCAGGTCATCGCCCAGCCATATCCGATCCACGCGCTCAATCGGATGTCCAGCAAGGACAATAACCATGTGTATCCATTCCCCGTCATCCTGCTCTCCCGCTTCCTCCTCAGCAAACATCAGCAGTCCGGAAGTGACTGTTTTACCAACAACTACATTTTCGGGTGCGACAGCAGAGCGGAGCATCTGCTTGCGCTCGGACTGATCACGATATGTATCAATTTTAGGTTTTTTAGCCAGCAACTGATTGGCTGTATTCATTGCCATGCCTGCGGCAATTAAATAATAGTTGCCAGTCATGGCTCCTACAGCCATCATCGCGGCACCAGCCAGGGACACTATAACTTTACCCATGCACCCCCCATGCCGCTTCTGCTATTACATTTGTCGGTCCTGCACCGAGCTCTGCTGTAGACCAAATCTGCCCGTTCCATATCACGCCGGCTGTTGGCCCTTGATCCGCAGTGAACACGACAATATCCCCTCGCTGCGCCAACTTAACAGGCACTCGCTCAAAGACGGCATCAAAGATGGCGTTGATGCTGCCATGCCCGCGCAACAGCGCTTTACGGGCAGACAATGCCGAGTTGTACTGGCCCCGATAATCAGCTAAAGGATCTATGCCGCACACTGCAAGCGCACAATCCGCCGCAAACAGGCAGCAGTCATGCTCGCCCCACGAAAAAGGCCGCTCGGAAGCGGCCCTCAATACTTGTGCAAGTCTTTTTTGCCAATCTGGATAGCGCATATTTATCCTGTTTATTTATACACAAATACAGGCGCATCTTTCTTGCTGCCCCAGTAGATGGACCGATCAGCCATTTGAGCGACATAGCGGAAGAAGTGATCGCCTGGTGCTCGCGCAAGATGAGATTCATTATTAAAACGGTTGGGTAGGGCCATTTGCCAGCGCTCAAAGCGATTTGTGAGATTAACTGATATGGCGTTCTGCTTGCCGCTCTCAATATTTGATGTCGCTATCTCGCCGCTATAAATTAAATCAGCTGCCCCCACTTGTCCGTTATCGTCGATAGCAACTAAAATAACTTTAGCTGAACGACCTCGGCAGCGCTCATTCAAAAAAGTGGCTGTTAAGGCCGTTTCAAATCCGGAAACCTGTAGTTGAAGTTGCGATGGGGATGTCCCATTTTGCTCCGTCACCTCTTCAACCCGCCCGAACGCGCCAACCCCCAAGTAGGTTTCCCCGTCGATAACTAGCGGGCCTACGCCTGTGTGTCCGCAAACAACACCGGTAATGAGATCAAGTCGAAATGCAGTGACTGTAGTGACATTTTGTCGTGAAAGAAAATCAATCATTGAGTCTGAAAAGGGATGATAAAGCATTAAAAAGCCTCCACAAATTGTAATGTCACGCTGTGAAATATACCGGGAACCCGTGAGAAGCTCCCTTGGTTCTCATCTGACAGCCTGAACACCCCCGTTGGTTTTCGGCACTCAATTGGCGCGCCGGCTACCGGTGGCCAGCGCAACTGAGGTGAGATGCGAATGACCGCCTGGCCGCTGATGTCGCTGCGCACGTCCTGCGTGACCTTTTTCAGTTCATCATTCACAGTGATGTAATCCCCTCGCTGCAATACCAGCCGCTCTGGCAACCAGCCACGGGTACTTAACAGTTTTCCCCGCTGCTCGGCTACACTGACAATCGGTGTCCCTGCGGGCGCGCGCCCGCCCCTGGCGAAATCCCACAGACGCACTCGACCCGCCACACCATCCAACTCTGCAATCAGCGCCTCAAGCGCTCGAGCGTCTCTATCTTTTCGATTATTAAACGTCACGGATATGCTCCAGCGTGAACCGGGGAATGATGCTGTTTGAGATGAGCCGGAGAAGGGTGACTGAAAGATTTTTGAGTTTGACAGCATCTGGAGACTCATTTCATTGGGTACTAGAATGGCTGGCCACTCAAGTATTTCAGCCATTTGATTACACTCCTAATGTGCGTCTTGCTGGGCCGTTTGTTCGTAAATCTTTGAGCAACTCAGCCTTAGCCTGCGCCGCCCCATTTTTTGCCGCAGTTTCCATTGCCTGGATCAGTGCCTGATCGCCACTGCCGTTGATTGTGAAATTAAAATGATTAGTCTGCGTTACGCCCACGTCACCACCTCCTGACAATGCGTCAATATCCGGCTGTCTGGCTGATACTGAGCGAACACCCAGCGAACCGTCGGCGGCCCGAGTTAACGGCATAATGGCTTCCGGCCCCGCCTCGCCCATCACCCCCGCCCCCTTAGCAAAGGCAAATAGCGTGGGAGAGCTAACAACTTGCCCGCTATAGGCGCTTAGACTCGGCGAATCATAGACACCGCCCTTTGCATTAAATGACAATCCGGAAAATGAGCCGCCAGAAAAGGCGTTGTTTGCTGCACCAGAGCTAGCCCCGCCACCGAAGCTGCTACTCACCCCCGACACCATCTGAAACATTAGAGCCTGCGTTTGGGCCTGAATAAAGGCTTTCACTACTGTATCCATGATGGTGTTGGCCATGTTATTCATAGCTTCGCTAAATGACTGCTGACCACTTAGCACACCCGTCACCATATTTGCGGTACGATCGCCAACATTAGAAATAAGGTCCATTTGCAGTGTGTGAAGGTCTGACTGACTGCGATAAAGCTCAATAGCGGCATTTTCTTGCTGCTTGGCTGATTGATTAGTTGCGGCAACCATTAGCTCTTCGAAACGCTGCTTACTGATCACTTCATTAGCATAATATGTTTCATATAATGCTTTTTGCCTGGCTAGCTGATTTTGCAGATTAACGACAGGGTCCACCGCGCCAGCCAATTCAGCGCTACTACTGACTGCGTAGTCCTGATTAGCGCTGGCGAGCGCACTCAGGTAATCGTAATGAATTTTTTCTTTACGTTGATAAAGTTCTCGTGCACTTTGTATTTCACCACCCTGCTCCTGTCGTTGCAGTTGCTCCAGTGATTTACGCTGAGATTCTGCGGCGGCGCGGTAAGGATCTGACGCAATAGCGGCATTATGATCTTCCCATCGCTGCTTTGATTCAGTCAGTGTCTTGTTGAGCCGCTCTAATTCAGATCGTTGAATGTCAGTATATTTAGCGCTGGTTTCAATCGATGCGGCAAACAATGACGCGGCGGCATCACCCTGCCCGAGTCGAACAGACTCAACCTGAATTTCCTTATTTAGATTTGCAACTGCCTGCTGATACTGCTGATGTACGCTTGCTGACTTCGATGCAATACTGCTCGCTTCCTGCCCTGCTTTCTGCTGCGCTTTTGTAGACGCAGTAAGTGCATCAGTTGCATTCTGAGCGCCTACTTTCGCGGCCACATAAGATTCGTAGCGGCCTGGCGGCAACTTTAAATCATCAGCTTCATATCTAGCTTGCTGACTGACCTTTGCAGCACCGTTCAATTCTGCAAGTACGCGATCACGCTCCACTTTTTGCATTGCTGCAGCTTGATCACTATTTAGTTCTGGCAATTGCATACCAGAAAATCCGGCCTGACTCTGTCCTGTTGCAAGTCCAGTGACGCTATTTAACTGGCTGTACATTGCAGACAGTGAACCCACTGCACCGGTCAGTAAAACGGTCTTATCTATCGCAGTGCTAACAGCCTGAGTACGCAAACTCTCTGTTGCGCGAAGTCGCTCTGTCTGCTGCTCCAGTACATAATTTGCTTGATTAAGTTCGCCTTGTGTTCCTACTATTTTTTGTTGGATTTCATCCAGTGATAGAAGCGTGTTTAACTTCGTCATCCACGGATTAACTTTTGAGTCTGCCTCCATCTTTTTTAGCGCTGACATGCTTCCTGTCAGTTTGCGGATCTGCGCTTCTGTCTCTGAAATTGCGGATTGCTGAGCGACAATAGATTTGCTTGCATCAACAGAAGTAGACTGCAAGCCGGCAATGGACATATCGACAAGTTGCGCGCGAACTTGTTGCACAGTATCGCCATAAGCGATAGCTGTTTTACGCGCCTGTTCATTTTTTTGGTTTGTATAAAGCCACGCAGCACCGACGCCAAGGACTATGCCGGGGATGCCGCCTACAACGCTAAGCAATCCGCTACCTAGCCTCATTCCTACTGATGTAACATTATTGAGTCCGGCCTGAGCTGCAGCTCTCGCCACCACATTTCTACTTAGGGTTGCCTGAGCTGCAGACAATCGCCTCTCTGCTGCGGTTTGCTTGTCTACTCCTACCGCCGACGCTACAGCCTGCTGTGCGCGATAAACTGCAGCTCGAGCGCGGGCCGTTGATATTTGTGTCCCTCTGACTTGTGCTGTAGCTAGTGCGACCTCTCCTTTATATGCTGCAGCCATCGCTACCGTGGCTGATCCCACGCCTGATGCCAGCCCGCCGAAGTATCGCGCCAATCCAAGGCCCGCAAGCCCGGCACCTGCTGCAACTAATACATCTATATTGTCTGCTGCGCGGGAAATAGCACTTGATATTGATGCTGTAACACCTGAAGCCGTGTTTGCATCACCAACATAGCGCTTCCAATGATTCGACAATTTAGTAATTGCATCACCGACTGATGTCGGCATAGCCTCTGCAAGTTCAGCATTGCGATTTTTTGCAGCAATAGTGGCTTTAGCAAACGTATCCATTGACAGTTTGCCACTTGTCGCCAGCTTTTTAACTGCGATTTCTGTTGTGCCCAGGTATCGCGCGATATCTCCAGCCAGGGTCGGCATCACTGCAAGTATTGTATTCCACTGAAGACCGGAGACAGTACCCTTAACCATTGATTTTGATAGGGCATCAATTGCGCTTTGCCCTTTTTCTGCGCTTGCTGCATTAGTCGTTAACGAGCTAGATATTGAATCAATAAAATCAAGGGTACCCTCTGTTGAAAACCCCAGCTCTTTCATTGAATTTGAGGTACGGATATATAGCTCTGATTGCTCTTCAATACTTTTATATGTCCTGTCGCTGATCTCCATCAGTCGCTGCTGAACATTGTTATATTCTTCTTGTGAGCCGGTTGCTATTTTAATGCGTGATGATAATTGTCCGTACTGATCTGCGGTACTGATCAGGCTGCCAATGGCGAAGGCTCCAGCAAACATGCTGATCATCCCGCGGGCGGACTCTTTAACTGTTACCAACTCGCTATTTAATTCACTTAATGCCTGCCTGCTTTGGCGTGTAGCAGCTTCTGCTTTGCGTGAGCCACCTTGCATTGTTTTGTAATACTCTGAGCCCATGCGTGATGCGCGGGCAATTTCAGATTGATATGAAGATGAATTGGCTGAGATTTTAATAATCAGCTCACGCAAAGTGCTAGCCATTTGTTTTCCTTTAGACATAAAAAAGCCGCATCATTGGATGAACTGAGCGGCTCTTGTCTTATTTAAAATTAAAACGCTGTGGGATGCAGCCCAAAGTCTCCATTTGTTCCGTAGCCTATCCGATACATTAACGCCCGACCCTCGGTTACATTTCCAGACTGCTCACTCATACCGCCGCCGCATATCCCTTTTGGCCATGCGCTAAAAATATGCTCTCCATATGCTGGGTAGACTATGACCATTTCTGAGGTATTTAAGTCTGCCACTTCATTTCCATCAACAAATATTCTCGTCAAGCAAACGCTACCCACAAAGCCCGAGTCTCTCTTTATAATTACCTTCCCTGTATTTTCTTTTGATTGCGTGATGCTCGTATTTAATATTTGATGGCCTGGAATCATCTTTGCATCTTTTGTTGCTACAGGACTAGTGGCGCAGCCAGCAAGAGCTGCGCTTAGTGCCAATAAAGCTATTTTCCTCACAAGTTATCCTTGACTGTAATTAAAATCCAGTATTCAGCTTACTCCATAATGGATTCAAAGAACGCCTCAAGCCTCTCGGTTTCATCTTTTTCCTGTGGTGCGGCGGGTTGCCATTGCAATAACATCTCTTCCATGCTGACATCGTGACCACGTGACTGATAAATTGCGCTGGCTATCTGAGCTGTTTGAAAATCCCCACGCCGATCACTGATGGGACTAATAGCATCGTACTCGATCCACATCGCCAGTTCACTCGCCGTCATTGTTGCTTGTAACTCGTGAAGAGTTCGGCCTAGTCTGAGCGCGAGCGCCATCAAAAAGGCCATACCCGGCGATTTTACTTTTTTTCCGCATCCTCTATGTCACTCTTGCTTAATGCCAGCGCCTGGCGCAGTAAGCGGGAGTGAACAGGGCCATAACTACAAATGAGTGTATCTGCATCTTTGTCACTGAATACCCGAACACCAGCCTCGTCGAGCAGGACATCAACAAACAGCACCACGTCAGCCATTGTATTGCTGATGATTCTAGTTTCAATGTCAGATACATCCCCTGGCTCCTCCTCCGTTTTAATGTGAGAAATAGAGCGCATCCACGCCGGGGCGGAGGGCTCGCGAAGTATGACATCAACCCCCCCCCACTCCGCGACAGTTACAGTTTCATGCCGAAAGCCCGCAAGTGGGGCTGTCGCTATTGAACGCAAGTCCTTTTTAGTCATAATTATGCAGCCTCGGTAACAGTGAAATCACACGTTGCAGTAAAGTCGCCATCAGCTGCAGTAAACGTGACAATCGCAACACCAGCATCCAGCCCTTCATACTGTCCGGTTGTTGGGTCAACACTCACAATTGCAGGTGCTGACGAACTAAAGGTACCGGTTTTATTTGTTGCGTTAGCCGGTAAAAATGTCGGGATTAATACGCCTGTATCACCAACATCAATGGCGGCAGTCGATTTACTTAACGTGACGCTTGTAACGGGAACATCAGTCGCGGCGATACGAACTGGCTTGCCCTTGATCCGCAGTGTGAATGATGCAGAGACCACGCCAGAGGTGCCTGCACTCCAACTATTCTGACGTACCTCAGCAAGATAAGCGTAGCCATTGCCGCTCGGAAAAATAACTTTTATCGAGCGTAATGTGTCTGTGTCGTAAGCTTCGTTCAATGAATACTGCGCTTCTTCGTTCGGACTCCAGTTGCGTGATATTGTCATTTCTGACGGCGCGGGCAGTCCGTTCGTTACTTCTTGCTCTTCAGAACATAGTGTAGTGACATCGATATCTGCCTTTTGCCCGCCAGTAAAGCTAATCTCTTTAGTGGCACAAGCAGCTGATAACCATATTGCATTCGTGGGATTTGGTTGCGTAGTAACACCGGAAGAAACGTAAATTTTTGTACCCTGCGTTTTTTCATAAATACTAGTCATACTTTCTCCAGACATAAAAAACCACCCGGAGGTGGTTGATTGATTTTTTTGGGGTTATTCCCACACCTGAACTTCAAGCATGGCGCGAAAAAGGGACGTGTCCGGCTCGAAGTTAGTGATCTCATTCATCTGTATCGGTGAAAGTGACTTAATAAGCGTTCTCACCTCACGGCGAATGGCGCGGGCTTCATCAATGGTTCTGGCATAGACATCAATCTGAAGCATCGATGCTGTGGCGGCCTGTCCATCAAGAACATCACCAGTCAGGCTGGCTGGTAGAATGAAAACCACCCACGGCGGGGATATTGCCGGGCCACTGCCATCAGGTTTTTGAGGGGCAACATAGGGATATACCTGCCCACCAGTCAAGTGTTTGATCAGGGGGTAAACATCAGCTTCGATCATTTTGCTAACGCCTCATCAATGGCCTGATTGAGTTCATTGAATGCAGCCTGCGCGGCGGCGGCCTCTTTTGCATCGTATGCAGGTCTGACAAACGGGTATGCCGCCATTTTTGATGTTCCCATTTCAATAAATCGCCAGTAAAACGCATTGTTTTTATTTGCTGCCTTCATTGAATTATCACTATTGCCTGTATCCGGATTGGTTCCTCTGATATGTACACCGGCCACCGAGTCGCCGTTGCTGCCTCGCTGACTTAAAACCACCACGTTCCGGGCTATTTTTCCTGTTTTCCTTGGGGCTTTTTGCCTGACTTCATCACGGAATACAGTCGCGCCAGCACGGGCGGCACGGTTAAGTACTTTACGGTTTTCTGCTTTACTGAGTAATTCAAGGTCTTTGCTGATATTCAATAAATCAGAAAAGTCGAGATGCATATCAATCACGTTTTTACCCCTTGCTTACACAACAACTCTAAACGGGTAAGCCGGACATCAGGTAATACAGCCTGAATCTCATGAATGTCACCACGGAAAAGAATGCGAGCCGCCGTATCAACATCAGATCTGTAACGCATCCAAATCCTGACGGTTGCCTCCGACAATTCAGCACCTGAGGCTATTAACTCTCGACCTGAAATGGCTTTGACTTCGGCGGATACGGTTGCAATATCAACCCATTGCTGATCTGGCTGTCCCGAGTCTAAACGACCAATTTCCCTGAACACTTGAAGTGTTATTCGATGCCTGAATCGTCCAGGTTCCATCAGGGTTCCCCTTTCGTCTTATTACTCCAGTTACGATAAAGCCACATCAGGTTTTCTGCGCTCGCATTGGCGTACAACTGTACTTCGGTCTGAGAAAGTCGATGCTCGAACTGGTCTGCAAAAACAAGCAGCATGGCATTAATCACTGGTGCGGGAATATCGTCAGCATTTGTCCATGCCGGTTCATCACACCATTTAAGGCAGTAATCCAGTGCTCCCTGAGCGTAGCGGGTGATCATCTTGTCGCGGTCAGTCCCATCAAACTCTATGTGCTCGCGCAGCTCATCAATGGGCACGGCGTCAGTGACTTTTATGTCCATTGCTAATCAGGGCGGCTGGTCCGCCCCCTCCCCGGTTATTTGCTGGATTTACCTGCGACCACAGACTCAAAAGCACCTTTAATCAGTGCAGTTGGCCGGTAATGTGCCAGCGCCAGGCGCTCTTCACACAGGATCGTTAGCATATTTTTAACGAAGTTATCGCGGTCTTCGCGGCTGACTTCAATGCTGGCATCCATGCGATCCCACACTTGAGACGCCATATCAAAACCGCCCACGGTAAAGGTGCCCTGATCCTGTGCGCGGGTTGGAATAACCGGCAACCCCCACATCACGTTGCTGGTGAACGCCTGTGGCCCGCCGAAGATATAACGACCTTCGTTGTCTTTCAGCAATGCAATTCCATGCCAGTCACGCGGGTTCAGAATGATACCTGAGGCGCTAAATTCTGATTCAGTCACTTGGAAAATAGCGTGAGCAATCAGGTCAGCACGGGTGTCACCGGTCACGTTCAAGGTCGTGTCGTAGTCGGTGGCTACGTTGTTGATGCCCTCCAGATTATCGCCAGTACCATCACCATTCAGTAGCTGGTATTCCTCTTTGAGTGCCAGCCCATACATCAGGCGGTCATTCACATAGGATTGCAGCATAGGTGCATCGTCCATCACCTGACGGGATGCCTGAATCCAGTGCGCCACGGTTTTAACGTTGGCAGTCTGTTTACTGAAAGTAATATCAGACTCGGGTTTCAGTGCTTTCTCAGCCACTGGTGCCGCGTTATTGGTGAACACTTCTTCACGCACATATTCCAGTGAGTTACTGGAAATGCGGCCCTGAGCCAGCAGATCACGGATAACCAGGCGACGCAGTCCCGGCATAATAATACCCGGCACCTGCATTGGCTGGATCAGCGCACCGGCTGAGGCGGCAGAACTACCCAGAGACTTGTTGAACGTTTTGGCGTCAAAGCTGCCCTTGCTGCCGTTCCACGATTTCACCAGATCTTCTGATGCTCGTTCAGCAAATGATTTTGTCTCGCCCGGATTTTCTGGCCCTGCGGATAACTTCTGTTCCAGATCAAACAGGCGGGTACCGGATTTTTTTAGCTCATCCTGTACTTTGATTAAATCATCTTGCAGTTGCTTGGATACCTTGCCAGTGGATTCAATTTCCTGCTTTTGAGCGGCGAAGAGTTCTGAAACGTTTTTGTGAGAATCTTCAATCGCTTTCTGAATTTCAGCTAATTCGGTCATATTGTTTTCCTAATTGGAGTGGGAAAGATTTGATGCGCTCGACAAGCGCGGAGATATCTTTGTCAGCGCCTTCGGACTCACTCCGAACTGCGGACTTAATACGGGCAATAAAGCCCTGTGCTTCTGATTTGGAAAGCCCAACTGAATCCCTCAGCCAGTGTTCCGCATCCCTGATACTTTCCACACCTTCAAGACTTTTCAGGGATGACACCCCAGCCAGTTCGTTAGCGGGAAAGGTGCAAATACTGATTTCGCGCAACGCGGTAACATTCTTAAAAATGCGCCCGGATGTGCCGATGCTGTAATCATCTTTTGATGCACTAAAACCGACAGACATACCCTCGACCGTGCCGTGCTTCATGGCGGCTTTAAGGTCTTCCGCTCCACTGTGCCCCAGCGTCAGTTGGCCGCGCACCAGCAGCCCTTTATTGTCCTCTTCAAGCTGCTCCCATTTACCTACTGGCAGTTCCCATGTCCGGTGGTTGTAAAACATCGCAACCTTGCGAGACTGACCAGCCAGCACGTTTTTAAAGGCTCCCGGTAAAATGATGTCGCCGTCTGAATCAGTGTTGTTGAATACCGAGGCGTAGCCCTCAAAAATGCCCTGAGTACCATCGCCACTAAATTTGATTTCCGCCTGATCAAAGGCGAGCGTTTTTTGTATGCCTAACATTGGCAGCCCCTATAAATAACTAAGCCCCGCTTTTGGCGAGGCTTTAATTGGCTAAGTCGGTGATGGGTATATTTTGAGATTGCCGGGTGGCAACATCGCCCCCCTCCAGTGGCGGTAAATTATCGAGTCGCCGCATTTCGTTCACCGTTCGCTGCCCACTGTTGACCAGTGTGGTCATAAACGTAGCGCGAGCGGCTGAATCACCGCGCAGCAGCCCATCAAGATTGTGTTCTGCATGGAATTTAGCAATATCGGCAGGATTCACGATCCAACGCCAAATAGATTGCTCCCATCGGGTTAAATACGGAGACAGGGTATATTGGAGAAAACCGAGATTTTGCTGCTCAATGCCGGTTCCCCAACTGGTTGATTTCTCAACATCACCCACCAAATGGGGTGGAACGCCAAAGAAGCGAGCAATCTCACTGACCTGAAACTTACGCGAGGCCATCGTCTCAGCATCTTGCGGGCTGACACCAATATCATGAGCCTGAAAACCGGCTTCAAGTATCCAGAGCCGTTTTTTAACCGGCCCACCTGCTATCTCTTTGAAGTTTTCTTCCGTTTGCGCCCGTTGTGCGGCGCTTAAAATACGTTCGCCTGTTGAGAGGATTTTCGGTGATTTGGCCCCGTTCGCGTAGAACTCCCGTTGTTGGTCTTCCATGGCCACCGCAACGCCGGCAGTTTTGGTCGCGAAGGCAATCGGAGACATCCCCACCAGCCCGTTAAAACCAAAGCCTTTAAGGTGAAAGATTTCTTTCTGGGCGAAATCTGCATATTCGCTGTCACGCCTGTAGCGGTACACAATCCGTTTTCCAACCAGTTTGACATCCATATTCACCGCATTCAGTGGCATCAGGCTGATGATGTCCCCTACGCTATTTCGCTCAATCAGTGCATACGCATTACCATAAAAGCAGAGTTGCATGGTCATGGACTCACGAAATTCCTGAGCGGTCATGTACTGGTTGGGGGAATATCGGAGCAGGCGGGCCAGAGGATTATCCAGCCCCACTTTACCTCTATTGCCACTATTGTCTGTTTCGAAAACATCCAGTGGAAGGCAAGCGGTCAAAGACGATATCAGGTTGACACAACGCCATGCGGTTGAGATTTGCAGCACCCGTTCATCGGTGATAACAGAGTCGCCTACAGAACCACCCGCTGATACTGGCCCTATTTGTGATCCCTGATCCGGCGTAACCAGACGCCCGCCGACAAACCACGACTGAGCACGCGCCCACCAACCATTGTTGGTTCGTAGGTCAATACTGTAATTAGTTTTATCTGCCATCACATGCTCAACGGTCTGTTAAGAAAATCATCAATGTCGCCATTATCTTCAGCCACATCCCCACCAGCTGCACCGGTTGCCATCGCGAGTGCCACCATGCCATCCATGCGGCCTGTTGCTTTCGACTTGTCTATCTTTCGGTTAGAGGCGGCATCTTTGACTACCACCGCATTACCGGCGCACATCGTCAGCACCGGGTGCATACCGTGGCGCATTTTTCCATTCAATAAAGCGGCTTCGAGCGTATCCAGTGCGGGGGCCATATCTTTAAACCCCTGCCCGAATTGCACTAATGGCAACGTCAGACCGATAAGGTCAGCCGCTTTTTTAAGGATTTCAATACGCCAGCGGTCAAATGCAATCGCGCTAATGTCAAAGTCACTGATAATTTGCGCAATATCTTTAACCACAAAGTCATAATCCACGAATGAGCCAGGCGTTGTTCTAAGCCAGCCCTGTTTGACCCAAACGTCATAAGGCACCCGGTCCTTTTTAGCCCGATCAAGTAACGTTTGTTTTGGTGTCCAGAAATAGGGGTGTACGTTCCATATGCCATCGTCTGATTGCCCGATGATCACCAACGCAGTTAAGTCCTTACTTTCTGACATATCCAATCCGGCATAACACACGCCAGTAATTGGCTGCGGTTTAGCGCCGCAGGACTCCCAAACGCTACGAGAGATAAACGGTGATACCGTAGAAACCCGCTGATTCAGGTTAAGGTTGCGGAAGGTATTCTCAGAGCTGGGCATTCGTGCGGCCATTTCAGCCAGACGTTTCATATCTTTTAGCGATCGGAATGTACCCAGCGCAGGATTAGCCGATTTCCACGTTTTTGGATCAGAGATATCCGCGTCTTTATGAGCCTCATAGACATGCGAGACAATGTGTGGATCTTTAGAATTCTTCGCGTCATCCAGCCAGATACTGAACAGGTCAGCATCATTCGAAGCCTGCGTGCTTATCGCAATCAGCAACGGATCTTCATGCGCCCCCTGCGCCGTTACTATGGCATCAATGAACGCATCCTGTGGGCCGACAATCTGCCCGACCTCATCGAGAATGGCTAAAATAGGTGACAGTCCATGAGAGGTTTTCCCTTCTGCTGCCAGCGCTTTATAGCGGACATTACAAACGATGCCGATGATCTGCTTGCTGCTGGGGATAACATGAGTGATTTCTTGTAGGGCTGGGTTAAGCCCTATCATTTTCACCGCAAGCTCAAAAACAATGGATGCCTGTTCGCGACTCATCGCACCACTGACAATCTGTGAGTTTTGTTCCGCTTCTGGCCCTACGAGGTGAGCCAACAAGATGCCGGCAATCAGCCCTGTCTTGCCATTCTTTCGCGCAATACTCAGATAGGCTTTATCTGTGCCTTGAGGGTTATCGTAGATGGCAAGCAGGAACTCAATCTGAAACGTATCCAATTTCATCGGCTGACCGATCAACTTACCTTCAGGCACTATGCAATAACGTTCAATGAACGCTATTACGCGTTCGCCTCGCGTCATGCTGCCTCCTATCCGTGTTTTGGAAATGCGAGCAAGTTATCGCCGTCACCTTCAATATTCCCCCGGGCTTTTCGGGCATCTGCATCATTTTTATTGCGGTTTTTTTGGTCGCGGCTTTCCCCATTTGTCGCATGAGAATGAATTTGCAGATCGCGGCGCTGAGCCAAAATAGTTCGCTGCAATTCAATAATTTCTTTGCGGTATCCCTTTATCAAGCCCTCTTCGCGTTCTTCGCCGCGCTTGCGCTCTTCACGCCTCAACACCTTGCGGAGTTCAATCACGTAAACCTGATTGTTCGCCAATTCAGCAGCAGCGAGAAGATCGGCGGGCGTCCAACTGTCGAGGGCTTTCGAGCGAATATTATCGTGCCAAAAAGGTTCGGCTTTTTTCTCCAGACCAGCATGCGCCGGTGGAGGAATAGTATCCTCACTGGCATTTTTCATGGCCTGAATCGCCGCGGTAGAACTGTCCGAGCGGGTTCGTTTTTCTGCCATTTCAATTACCTAATAAAACTGAAAAAATCGGGTTAGTGTTAAATAAAAGGGTTGGGAGCGGTCTTTTGAGGTCATCCTTCCGAACTTTTCACCCTCCCCTCTGTTGAGAGTCATTCTCATTTGCGATATTGAGAGTCATTCTCATCATTCATATAGTAATAGCTCTCATTTGCATTAATGAGTGATTTTTATGGTTTGTTCCAATGCGAGTTGGGATCTGTGGGTATGCCACTATCATCACAGCCGATTACAACACCGCTTTTCTCCATGCGCTGTTTAGTTGAGTCGTGGTGTGGGGTGCAGATGGCTTGCCAGTTCTTTCTGTCCCAGAATAGCTTCTGAGCCTTAGCTATCTGTACTGTGTTACCGGACATCAAGGCTTCTTTCAGCTTGTGCCGCTCGATGTGATCGACGACTGTAGCGACCTCTATCCGTCCCTGCTGCTTGCACATCACGCACAGCGGGTTCTCTCGCAGGAAGGCTAGCCGTGCCTTGGACCACTTGCTGCTGTATACCCTTGGCTCTTTCATGGCTTATCTGATGAATGAGTTGCGGTTGTTGAGTAGATGGATGCCTCCCTCTACTGACTGCAGCGCTTTTGATAGAACAGTAAAGTCTTTCTCACAGTGACGCTCAATGCGTTCAAGCTGACGCTGAATATTAATAGCATTAGCGATGATTGCAGCGACGTCTGCCTCTAACTGCTTAATGGAATTCAGAGAGGCTTCAATCTTTGATGCGGGGACTGCTCCATCTAATATAAAGCTATCAATATGAATGCCAGTACGGAGTGAGTATGTTTGGCCTTTATCAACAGCGAGGACAGCAGGTAATGGTGCGGGGGTTAACTGCTTTTGCAATTCAACAGCTCGCTCCAGCCTAGCAATCAAGCTATCAATCGGGGCTGTATCAACGTTGACTTTAATCTCAATGGTCTTCATTTAGAATTTCCTGCTAGATGAATTTTGGATTTAGGGTAAAACCCCGTAATTTGTTGAATGGCTGAAATCTGAAACCTCTATAAGATTCTGTCAAAGGCACTTTATAAGCACCTTTTGCAGAGTTTTATAAATTCAATGCTTTCATTCGATAACGATCGTTTTAAACGATCAATAATCGTTTATTGATCTGTACAACCAATTTCCATCCCTATGAATTGACTGTCATTCTTTTGTCAAACAAAAAGGATGGCGGCAATGTGGATTAAATTTAAGAATTGGTGCATGACAACGACTGTGTATTACTCATCAGTGATAGTAGTGATAATTATCAGCGAATTGTCGTTTTTGTCCGCTATTACATATCTAATAGCAGAATGCTTTTAGTTGATTGAGAGTTGTTGTGAAAGTAGCTCTCAATTTGTCTTTATTATCTATTCGCAGCTTTGCCACCTCTTAGGGCTTCAAGCACACGTTAGTGATATACGCCTGCAAGCCGCTTATCTGGGTTGTAGCAATTCCAATTCGCTCGCGGAGACTGAGATAATCCCTTCGAGCGGAGTCAGTAAGTCGGGCGCTGGCATCATTAGAGACGCTGGCGGGGCCTGTGGTTTTGGACACTGACTTTGAACACGTGGCGTTGAGCTGCAACCGCTTAGTGCCATTAGCGATATCAGCACGAAGGCGCTCGTTTTCAGATTTGGCATCTGCTAGTTCCTTGGTATATTTGATATCGATAGCGGCTATGTTTTGTCGTTGAATTTCAATTAGTTGTATTTGTTTTTGCTGCAGTCTAGCCACTGATGTTATTTCTACTACATCACGCTTGAGTGTAGTAACTCTGCTTTGGAAATATCCCAGTATAGAAATTACGATTATTAGCGCAGCGCCGAGTATTTCAGTTAATTTATTCATCCAGCCCCCAGCAGGTCAGTTCGCTTTCCTGCGCGCGGCGTTCTATCTGCCCGTAACAGTTATTTGAGCGGATATTGCAATCCTTACCGCCGTCATATACCCAGCGTTTTATTTCAGCGCATGCGCCTTTACGGTCGCCCGCATTGAGTTTTCGGTAAAAGGTGGAGGTGAAACATTTACTCGGGCCGATGTTATAGGGGCAAAACGAAGCAATACCGGCAATCTGTGGTTCATTGAGCGATACCCGGATATTCTTCTTTACCCAACTTATGGCCTTGTCAGCCTCCAGCTGATTCACCGCAGCGCATTTGTCCGCTGATAGCTTCATCCCTTTAACTACCTGCTTGCCATCAACCATTGTGGCACCACGGCAAATGGTCCAGATCCCCTTTCCATCTTGATAAGATGAAAGCCGATTACCCTCTTTCTCATCCAATAGCTGATCAAGAATTATTGTGGCTGGCGCTGCAACCATAACCAGAGCCAGAACAGCGGCGCTCAATTTGCTTTTTGTCGAGGCCATCACTCACCATCCGGCTTATAACCGTGGCGACGATCCCAAAACTTGATGCCAGCATTAAGCAGGAATGTCAGGGCCATAAAGAATAACGAACCAAGAACGCCGATAACCGTCCACTCATCAGGGGTGAATCCGGCGATCAGCTCTTTAACCCAAAAAATAAAACTACCACCTGACACTAGGTAGGAAGCATTAGAAGCTATATTGCTCATTTTCATGGTCTCCCCCTCCCGGTCAGCGGGTTGGGCGCGTAGTTAAGGTATTTAGCCCACCAGCGCAGCCACTCATGCGGAGTAAGTGTGTGGAGTTGATTGGGTGACTGATGGGCTAAAACGGATACCCCTCAACTGCGTGAGCGAGGGTTTAAGTGAATAACTCTTTTATTTCTTCAATAGTCTGATTAAATCGCTCTTCTTCAAGCTCTACCCCGATCCCTACTCTGCCTAGCTTTATAGCTGCCCTGATCGTAGTACCTGATCCCATGAAGAAATCAGCAACAACATCACCGGGTCTACTGCTGGACCTGATTATGTGTTCCATCATTTCAGCGGGTTTTTCGCAAGGGTGCTTGCCGGGGTAATACGGTACGGGGGGATAAGTCCAAACATCGGTATATGGCACATCAGCAGTAACTGCAAACGGTCGTCGCAATGCTTCATACTCGAGGCTCAACTCTGAATATTTTCGATTCAATGTCTGATATTCCTCTACCAGATCATGATGGGGTCTACTCAATGTCCCCTGCTGGTACTTTTCAGTGGCAATCTGATCAAAGAGTTTTTGTAGCGCTGCGTATTGTTCTGCATTCGGCAACTGCCATTGGCTTTCACTAAACCAATGGCTGGACATCTGCCGACCAGTAGCCTCGTTAATTGCTTTAGCTGATACCCCCAGTGATACCCGAGCTAACCGAAAATAATCAATTAAAGGGCGAAATACATTTTGTTTTAATGCTGAACATTTAGCAGCGTACGTGCCGCCTTTCGGCATCAATGGCCCCGAATAATGATCAGCAAAAATAATCCGCTCGGTGGCAGGGAAATAAGAGCGCAAATCCTCTTTATGCATTCGACGCCACGGTCCTGATGGCTTAGCCCAGATAATATGGTTAAGCACATTGAAGCGACCACGAACCAATATTTCAGTATCAGCCGCTAAGCGACTACCACAGAACATATACAAGCTACCGGCTGGTTTTAAGACTCGCCAAAACTCCGCTAATACCTCATCAAGCCACGATAAATATACTGATTCGCTTCCCCACTGGTTATCCCATTTGCAGGCTTTAACCCTGAAATAAGGGGGGTCTGTTGCGATCAGGTCGATAGAGTTATCAGGTAATGTTTTGATATAATGAAGGGAGTCAGCATTGATTAATTTGTTACTGTTTAAATAAACAGTGTTTTTCATAGATCAGTCTACCGTTTTTTGGTAGGCTCAGATCCGCTTTGTGCACACAAGCGGTGGGCCTTGGTTCGCCCGTGACTTTCCAAACGGGTGAATGGCAGAGGCAGTGTTACCAGCACTCTTCTGCCGCCCATTCCACAAACAAAAAAGCCCTGACATATGTCGGGGCTTATCATTTTTGAATCCGGTTACGGTTCCGGCGTCAACACCTACCACATGCTGACCGCATATCTTTCAAATACAAAAGGCCCACCGGAGTGAGCCTTAAAAGTTGGTTATGCGTGGAGTTACTTAACGCATAAGAGAAATAGGTTAACGCATTCGGCTGGGTACTGTTTCACAACGATTGGATTAACCAATCCAGTACCCATGCGAATGTAGAAACGAAAAAGCCCCGCGATATACGAGGCCTTTTTTAATGGTGTAAGCTACGTGACTAAGTAACCACTCTTAACACAATAAAGGGTAAAATTCGTAACGAATAGCTTTTTATTCATTTTTCCCAATATTAGCTTTATTGGCCCATTCATCCATTTCTAATTTTACTCCAGCCATGAGCAGGCAGGCATCAACAAAGGTTTCCGCTATCATAAGTTTTAGCCTGACCTTCCCCTCAGAGCATTTCTGATGTCGGGCAATAGCCGACTTCGAAATACCTTTTTTGTAGTGCTGAACAATCAGGTCATAATCTTCTTCGCGCCCGGCCTTCTTTAGTCGCCCCACCGCCGCATCCACCAGCAGCCCATCATCATCACAGCAAGATGGGCGTGATTTAGAGGTGCTAGGCAGTAAACCTTTGAAACCGGCAGCGATAGGGGCGTAACCAACGCAGCTACCTTCATCCGCCGCCCAACTGCCCCAACGTTCAAGTACCAGTTGAATATCACGCATTATGCTGCCCTCTTTGTGTAGACCTGCTCACGAACCTGATCGCCGTTCATTACGAAATCATTAAAATCACCAGAATCAGGCCAGCGAACACTCACAGACATCAAATCGTTTTTTGCTCTGAGGTTGGCGGTGGCACAATTAAACGCTGCCGCCTGTCCGGTAGCTGAATGTTTATCCATATCAGCGAAAATAATGAGGTGCTTGACACCAGCTGGCACCCTGAACTTCTCCATGAATCCTGCATTGATCACTGACCAGGTATTTATTCCGTACACTTGATAACAAGACAGGGCTGTTTCGATACCTTCAGCAATGCCCAATGTGGACGCAACCGGAAACATGCGTATGGCCACTGAACGAGCATGATCAAGGTAATTCTGTTCCTGTAGTGATTTAAGTCGTTTGGCGCTATCGCCGATATTCGCTTTTTTATCCCCATCAAGCAGGGTCTGATGCAGGTAACAGAGTTCACCCTTATCATCTGTCGCCAGAGAATAAAGCGCCTGAAATACCCGCCCTGCATGCCGCTGTTTATCGCAAAATCGGACTGACTCAACAGGAAGACGATTAATACCGCGCTGGCGCAGATAATCTGCGGCTGTGGTGCCGCGCAAATCCACCAGTTTGGAAAACTTACTGATAACACGCTGCCGCTGTTTCGCAGCCGAGCTGGTGACAGGAATGCTGATGTGTCGGTAGTTGTTGCCAATAAGCTGATCCACTTCAGCGCATAACTCAGAAAATGATTTACTCTGCGTCAGGTTAAGCAGCTTCATGCCATCACCGCTATCACAGATACAAATCCACGTTCCAATGCCATCACGATCATCAATGCGGAACTTACCGCGAGCACCGCATGCCGGGCATTCTCCCTTGAAGTGGTTTTTCCCCGTTATTGGCGGCAAACCAAAATACTCGAAAATCTCAGCCCATCGGCCCTTTGCTGCTTCTGCTGTTTTCACACTGGTTTCCTTAAACTTTTACGTATTTCTTCAAGGTGATTTTTGGCATCGATAATCGCCGTGGTGGCGTCGATATTTCCGGTATTACATTGCTGAGTCGGTGACTTTAATTTCTCCCTGCCCTTAGCAAAGGAGATGCGTTTGTGTTTGATGTAGCTGCTGACTTCTGGTGTTATCTCCATCGGAAAATCACTTAAGCCATTGGGCCATTCGCTAAATTTGTCGTGGAAGGTATGTGAGCACCACCCATCGCTGACGGGCTTACCCATTGATGTACGCTGGCGCTGATAGAATTTGATCTGACTCCACCAGGCTTGTTTGTCGGATTGGGTGAATGCACGCTTTCCCTTACCCAGTTTTTTCAGTCCGCGTTGGGTGTCGGTATCCACGTCCTGTCCCGCCAGTGGCTTAAATCCACACTTAGGGCAGACGTATACCCCTGCGGGTTTCATGAAATGACACTCGGTGCATTCTTTGGGGAGTTTTTCAGTGCGTTCCTCTGCCTCACGACTGGCGCTATCTTTCATTCCGTCGCTTTTGGATGGCAGTTCGTTGTATTCGATGGAGTCAGGAAAACCTAGGCGATGCACGGTGCCACTGTGATCGAAAATCAAGCACGACTCTTTCCCCTGTGCGGTGCGAAGCCCACGGCCCAAACTTTGTAGCCAGCGGATCTCGCTTTTTGTTGGTCGGGCATAGATAACGCAGCGAACATCACTGTCAAACCCCGCCACCAGTACACCTACACTGACGATGATTTTCGTAGCGCCCATTTCAAAGCGATGAATGATGAGTTGACGCTCTTCATGAGGTGTATCTGCTACCATCACCTCAGCGTTAATCCCAACCTTATTGAACTGAATGGTGACGTAGTTGGCGTGAGCTACGTTTACGCAGAATGCCACCGTGGGCAGATCCCGCCCGTTCTGTAACCAGTTATCAACGATATCGCCCACAAGGTCGGCACCACACATAATTTCCGCCAGTTGGGTTTCGTTGTAGTCAGATCCAAACTCAGCAGAAACGGAAGTTTTGACGCCTTTCAAATCAGGTTTGCCGGGCGCATAAAATTCGTAACCACTCAGGTCGCCACGCTGGATCAGCTCTCCGATGGTCGTTGGCTTAATCAGACGGCTATAGTAATTACCCAAAAACGGAGAGAATGGCGTACCAGACAGCCCAATAACTTTCACATCGGTTTCAGTAACCAGGCGATTAATCTCAATAAGGATCTGCTTCCTGCGCAGGTGGGCTTCATCAATAATCAATAAGTCGATGTTGTCGGGAAACTCACGGCGGATCAGCGTATCGGCGCTGGCAATCTGAATTTTTAACGTTGGGTCATAGCTCGGATGATTGCGCCAGATAAAGCTGATCTCATCTTCCGGCAATCCGTACTCAACAAAGCGACGGGAAGTCTGGTTGATCAGAACAGTGAACGGGGCAACAAACAGCACCCGCATGCCACGACTGACAAACCCATCAGCGATAAATGCCGCCAGTCCGGTTTTACCACTGCCTGTAGGCGCATAGACCATGAATGAATTAAATGACTTCCAGTCACGGCGCAGCATGTTCAGAGCACGTTCCTGTGCAAAATTCGGTGTAATATTCAGCATTGTGTGACCTCCTGCCAATTAACTATTCCAGAGAAAACCTTTCTTCTGGTCTATGCCTGCTCTGCGTATCATCTTGCTAGTACGGTGCATTTTTGAGGGCTAACCCCTAGATCGAGATCTACCTAACCTATGGAGTAGTCTGTTGGAAAAGGCCTATTCCCATCCCACATCCACCTCCCCCCTTACCCCCCTCCTCCTTCTCCCTTATTTATGTACTAGCTAACAAGTACATAAATACAGAAAAAGACGAACTGAGAATCTCGACCTGCTAACACCTGACACCTTCAAGTCAGCGTGTCGCACTTACCAACTACCCCGAAAATTTCAGGGCTGTTATTACTTCGCTACCAACGGCGGACTAACCGTGTAACCCTGTAGTGCCTTGCCGTGGCTTTTCACAAACAGTCTCAGCCGCGTATTAGCCTCATGCCTTGCTTTGTTCTCCTGACGGTATGAGACAGACTCGCTGTAAAACGCGACCTGATAAACTTCCGCATACTTCACGACAACCTTTCGACGTAACGAGGGTGCCAACTGCTGCAACTGCCCCTGGATCCACTTACTGTCCTCAGGACAAAATACGGATGGCATGATTACCTGGACGAACTGCTCATAGGCCATAAATGCCCCTTGCCACTAAACTAATCCAAGCTGAATCTGAGACTTTGGTTGCCGTTTTCGGCTCGGCTTGCGTTCTGCTTTCGAACAATTGAACTGAACCCACAAACGCGCTTCCCGTAAGCAATCATCAAAAGCTGCCCCTTTGCGGCTTGCCTGAGAGAGTTTGTGATAATACTTAACGCCTTCGTCTGCCCCCCCCCTAGCAACCACGTCAGGCACGCCATCAGCCACCAGCGCGGCGACAATGTGCTTATGGATGAAGTCAGACGGGTTCATGGGTTAGGCCCAGCCAATAGCTTGAAATAGGCCCATTTTCGGGTGATACCAACGTGTGCCACGGGGTTCCGCTTCGGACATCATCTTGCGAAATGCAGCCATGAAATCAGACTCCAGCGCGATAGCCATCGGACGAGGCTGTCCGTCAGGTGTCATGATGGTGATAGTGTCTGTAGGGATGCAGTACGCGTTAACAAGGTTCTTGCACTTGGGGACGCTCATGCCGGATTTGGTCTTAAGCAGTGAATAACCCACCCAGCCAACCGGAATCGAACCACGTTTGATTTTCTCGATGGTTTCGGTAACAGCTACAACCCGATCCTCAACATGGTTCAGGCGGCGCTCTTGTTCGAGGTTAGCCATAGCCATTGCCGCGATAAGTTCAGCCTGTGATTTTGGGCGGCAACGTTCTTCTTCCAGCTCACGCCAGCGATCGACCAGACGGGCGGTGAACTCAGGGCAGAGTTGAGCAACAACAACGATGCTGTCACGCTTGCCTTGGTCGCCTTCGAAATGGTAGACATCAGTAAAGCGGTTGGGGCTATTTGATTGTTTATCCTCAACTTTAGCCACTGGCGGGAGTTGGATAACTCCACGATCACTGAGTCGCCCAATGCTGCGCTTCACATCGGCATGGCGACTTTTGGCTAAATCGGCGATATCAAGACTGGTCATTGATGGTTTATTGCTAATTAGGTTATTCATCACTACCTTCCTGTTGTGGGTTAGTCTCCGTAGCTATCAGAAATCTTTATTGATGCCATTTAATAACCAGTGAGGTGAACACCCCAGCGCCTCGGAAATCTCAAGAAGATGCCGAGGTCGGTGAGATGTACCCGACTCAATTCGCTGAATGGTTTGTTGCTTAACACCTGAGAGAACAGCGAGTTGATGCTGCGTTAAACCCCGCTCTAACCGCCGTTCCTTCAATCGAAGTGAAATAGACATATAATCCCCAACAAAATACAAGATTTGCGGTATTTAAATACACAATTTGTTGTTTGTCAATTACAATGATTGTTGTATGATGCTTGCCATAAATACGGGGGGTTAAAAATGTCATTATCGGACAGGATTAAACAAAGAAGACTTGAGCTGGGGCTTACGCAATCAGAGCTTGCAGAATTAGCAGGAACGACGCAGCAAGGCATTGTCTCGGTAGAAACTGGACGAACCAAGCGCCCTCGGTATTTACACGAGTTAGCTAAAGCCCTTCAGTGTGATCCCGATTACCTGCTCACGGGTAGCGAGAGTAGCAACGTTTCTTTTGTGGGAACCCACACACCCGGATATAGATACCCAGTGATTAGTAGTGTTCAGGCTGGCGCATGGGGGGAAGCCTTTGAAGCTTATAGTCTTAAGGATATTGATCTTTGGCTTGAGTCTGACGCGCACATACAAGGCGATGCGTTTTGGTTAGAGGTCAGTGGTGACTCAATGACTGCACCGATTGGGCTAAGCGTACCTGAAGGGACTTTTGTCCTCTTTGATACTGGACGTGAAGCAGCCAATGGAAATTTAGTGATCGCTAAAATGGAAGATTCTAATGAGGCGACATTCAAAAAACTGGTTATTGATGGCGGGCAGCGATACCTCAAAGGGCTTAACCCAGCGTGGCCTTTAACTCCAATAAATGGCAATTGCAAAATTATAGGTGTGGCTATCGAGACTAAATTGCGGCTGCTATAACACTGCTTTCATACAAAAAAGGTCGCTTAAGTGGCCTTTTTTTTTGCTTTTCATATCTTAAATCTGCATTCAAATGACGTGCTGCTCCCTCCTGAAGCCAATAAAACAAAAATAATTCTCAATAAAATACAACGAATTAATATTAAAATTAAAATGAAACTCATTTTGTTGTTTACACGATACAACGAAATGAGTAATCTCATTTTCATCAGCTAACAGCAGGTGGCATAAAATGAGCATCCCAAAAAGCAGTGTTGCAATACGCGGGTCTATTATTGAATGCGAATCCATCACCATTCGTGTTGCGCCAGGTGAATATCACAATTTTCCTATTGTAGATAATAAAGGTTTATTTTCTCATTGTCGTCGAACAAGTGAAAAATATAAATTCCAACTCGCCACCAGCTTACGTGATGAAGCACCAACTTTTGCTATTTACAAAAGAGTTGGAGAGTTTTCAATTTTAGTATGTGCATTTGCTTCCCTTGAGGAAATAAATTCCGAAGCAATGGAGATCATTAAATCGAATGAAAAATTAATGGATAGCATTTCATGGGCTATAGGTGAGAAAAATGATAAACCAAATAAATAAAGCAGAGCTAGTGATCATCTCAATAGAGAGCCAGATCCCAGCCTTAATTAACGCCTGCGAAGGTCTTAATAAGGTTGGGGCGGATTCTATCACCCTTATCAGTAAACGCAAGTTGCTGAACGCGCAAATGTATGCCAAAGAAAATCAGTCTCGTTATGGCTGGGAAGTTGCCAGTCATTTATTAAAACAGGCTTACGGTATTAAGTGCGAGTGTCCAATGCCGCGCCTTGGTGATGCACGTGGCAATTACATCTGCATTTTTGTTGATATATCTACCGGCGAATATCGGTTTGTGCACCGCCGTGTAATTACAGATGGTTGCGGGGTGATACATGATTGATATTTTCGAGAAAGACTTTCAAATGCGAAAAGCCATAAAAGACATTCTCAACGAGAATACTGTTTTAACTGACAATCTTTCAAGGCAGCGGCTAATCAGGGTTCACACAGGCTTAATACATTTAATTGATCACGTCGTACCACAAGTCGCGGATGAAGATACCTCATTAAAATTGTATGCGTTCCTTGATGAAATGCGAATTATTACAAGCTGCGAACAGTGCGACATGGAGCACGGGAAATGACTATGAATAATTTACGTGTAGCCAACATCAAAAACTCAACCGCCTCAGCCCAAAGAACTCGGCACACTTATAACCTGAACCTATTTACGCCAGTCGAGCAAAACAAATTCATGGTAGTAATGCCCGACGACACGATGACGGGTGAAATCGAGTGTCGCGATAAGGTCATTATAGATACAACACCAATTCGTTATTTTGAAGATGGTATTTTTGCTTTCTTTCTTGATGGTATCTTTATGGTTAAACGGCTCCAGTTCATCCGTAATAATGTTTGGGTTCTACCGTCTAATCGGTTCTATCAAAGTTTCGAGATTGCAAGTGATAATCTCAGCGAACTTGTGATTATAGGTCGAGTTATTTATAGCCAAGAAATCAGGAGCCACTAAGAAATGAAAATTGACAAAGTTGACCCAACCAGATTCGAAGAGTGGGAATTCGATTTAATTGATGATGGCGGTATTGAGGTTGCATTCCAATTAAAGTCTGAGCCTGTTTATTTCGTTATGCGCCATGGTCGCCGTAAAAAATGCTTTAGCCGTGATGCTGCCATTAACCGTCTCGCTCACTTTATGACTGAAAAAGTATTTAAACGTGCAGGTGTTAGTTCTCGCATTGGTGAAACATACACAGAAATTGATGGGTGTATTCACTGGAATAGAGGCGAGCCATCACCAGAATATATATCTTCCCATAATCGTTGTATGCGTCGTATTCGCCGCTTATTAGCCAAGCAACGCGAAATATTTAAATGGCAAAAGAAATATGAAAAATGGTCAAGCCAGCATGTTGAGCTGATGAAAACCAAACCTTATTAATTAAGTAATCGTAAAACAAAATTTAATTACAGCCTTTCGGCTGGGGATATCCCTACGCCGAAAGCCAGAAAAAAGGTAATTCAAATATGAGTAATCAGGAATTAATAGGCCGATATCGTAACCGAATGGTAGCCGCAAAGCTGGATTCATTGCAGCGAAAAACAGGTAGCACCTGCGTAATTAAAAAATCAGCTAAGGGAAAAATCACCTCAGTTCAGTTAACCACTGAAGTATTAACTCGTGCGCCGGAGCAATTCGAATTAGTGGCAATTGAGGGGCAAGGGAAAGCAGCGGCACACGTCAGCATTCTGGCCCTCTACCAATCCTGCCTAAAGAAAATGGGCGCTATGTCCTCCATGGGGCATGCATTCATGGACGACCTAATAGAGCAGTCCGTCGGCGTATCTGACGAACCAGCTACCGGTGCAGTGAAAGCATGACGCTATCAGGCAATCGCATACCGCTACGGATCTACATCGGGGCCACTCAGATTTTAAACCGGTACCGCCGTGGGGGTGTTCACCCTCGCCGCACCTATCAACATGGCTATCTGTCTTTACGCATTACCCACCGCTGGCGGTTGTTATCGAAAGACGGTGGGCAGCACTGGGAGGCAATGAGCCACCAGCGATACAACAAAGAATTGGGGGTTTAAGTGATGGGGATAAGCAAAACAAACAACCAGGAGCGCATTGATGTTGGGTCGCTACTGACAATTACAGACCACCTTGAGGCATTGAATGTTGCTAATGCCACTCTAGTCAGAATTGAATCACAACTAACTAAAGCCAGTGATAAGTCCAGTGATTGGTATATCCGAGCCACTACTGCACATAAAACGTGGCATTGGTTCAGAACTCAAATTTGCGGACAACTATCCGTTTTAAGGCAGAAGGAAAAGGAAAGGAATATCAACCTGCATATTTCGAAAGACCAATTTTTGATTCAAGCATTACGGCAACGGGTAACAGCGGAAGAATTTGAACAGTGCGTTCTGATTGCTAATGAAAAGGCCACTTCGGTGCATAGCGGGTTTATTCAGGATAATGAGGACTAACAAAATGAGTCAGTTAATTAGCACCAATAGCAATAATCCAATGATGGGAAGCCGTGAAATAGCGGTGGTAGTCCTTAAAGAACACAAAGAAGTCTGTCGTGATATTCGCGTCATGCTTGTGCAGCTTTACGGGGGCGAAGATAAGGACTACATCCGTAGCGCAAATCTGCTCAACCTTACGAATCAAGGGGTTAGTTGCGTTCATTACGATATGACTAATCCTAATGCCTGGGAATACTTTCTTGACTTTGAACACTCGCAATGCCTTGCGACTGGCTATGACGCCCTCCGTCGTATGTCGATGGTTAAACAATGGCGACACCCGGAGTTCGGTGGCTTTGCGTTGCGTTTGATATCTGAAAGCGACAATGGGGAGGCAGAATAATGATGATCCCAACCTGCCTAATCCGCGCAGCACTGGTATGTGTCGCTAATGAGAAAGAAGAGCGCCATTACCTGCAAGGAATCCACATAACGCCGAAATACATCGAAGCAACCAACGGACACGTAGCTCTGCGCATGAATCACATGTCCAGCACCCTCGTCGATATCATCGTTCAATTTATCGGAGATATTCCTGAAGATGCTGAATATAGCGACATCAGAGTATCAGGCGGGACTCCTCACGCCATTCACTACGATGAAGATGGCACATACCTTGGCTTTACAGCGTTGAAATGTGTGGAAGGAATATACCCTGATTTTGACAAAATCCCCCCAGCTCCTAGCCCCGACCAAGATTTTGATTTCCCGGCACTGCAAGGCCTGTATCTAGCCTATCCACTAATGATGTTTGGCCGCGAGGTTAATGACTTTATCCCGATCAAATTTAAACCCTCAGGTGAGAAATCCTCATGCCTATTTCAGTTCGACGATGGCATCAACGCCATCTTTGGTCATCCGTTGTTCATGGTGATGCCAACAGATAAGGCTGTTTTTTCACTAATCACTGAAAATATCAATTTTGAAATGGGTGTGAATGATGAATGACATTTTACAGTTAGCGAACATCATCAAAGCAGTTGGCAGAGATCCGGGTGATATCACAACCGCTATCTGGGCGGCTCACTACCGTAAGCCAGAGCGCAATGCTGATGAAATCACCGATTTGACAATGGACATTATCGGTAACCACTGCATGGATTTTCTACCTCCAGAGGTCTGGCCGGGAACATTGGATCAGGTACTTAAATTTGAACTCAACCAGGTGGTTGAAGGGAGTTACTGGGAAGACATTCAGCCAAACGGAATTGTTAAAGCAGTATTGGCAGCCGGTTACCGCCTGAATGAAAGCATTGCAGCACAGGAAGCCACAGAAAGAGATATAGCAGTCGATGAAATGCACGTCATTTATGTCAATGCGCCTGATACCACCAGCGTTCGACAGTACCTTGAAATGCTATATGACACCGGATATCGCAAGGAGCCCACCAATGGGTAAGCAAGCCGATATCAATGATACCCAGGTGCGGGCCACTGTGATTGTTGACGATGGATGTGACTGGACGAAATACCTCAACTGGTTAGCCAAAGCAAAGTACCGGATCCGGAACGGGATAAATGAAGCACCACCAGCCCGACCAAAGGTAGCACCGGTAAGTTTCAAGTCGGTTAAAAGCCCCGTAAAAAGGGCCATCGAGTGGTTCAACAAGCGATAGGGGCAGCGTGAAATGAAATTTAAATGTACAGGCAAGTGGAACGGTGAACCATTCGAGCGGGTTACCGAAGCGGAGGACGAAGGCGATTGCTACGATCATTGGCACTTGTGGGCCATGATAGGTAAAGCAACTATCACTAGCCGCCAACGGTTTGAAGCGTTTTGCAAGGCTAATAAATTATGCATTGAGCGAGGCGTGACAAGTGGTGATTACGCAATGCAGCAAACATATAACATGTGGGTTGCATGGCAAGCAGCAATCAAAATACCGGTTATGCTCCATCCCCTGATTGATGTCGATAATCTCAGTGGCCACGAACTGGATTGCGCGAAGTTTCACAATCACGCCATTGCCATGTGCTCTATAGCAATCCGGCAGGCGGGCTATCCGTCAGAGTGTTCAGCAACGTTTTACCCTACAGATAAGCAAGGGGGGGAATGATGATCACATGCGAATTATTAACAATTGAACGGGTAGAGAAGGCTGTAGGGTATGACCGCACAACCATCTACCTGCGCATCAAAGAAGGGACATTCCCAAAGCCAGTTAAGGACGGGCGCAACTCTCGTTGGCCGTCAACGGTGATTCAGGAATGGATTGATAACCTTATTGTGGAGAATCAGAAGCAAGCAGGACAGTAA